GAACAAGCGATCAGGTGTTATAGGTGGAATAGTTGTGCCTACTAATGCTTTTATAGCAGGTGTTGTCAATGCAGGTGTTACTGTAGTTTTAGTATAGATGGGATAATATGTTTTACTATTAGTTGGTCCTGGTACTGCATTGTATATAGGTACAGTTAATGTTAGATAGCTTTCAGGAAACATCTTCTTGACATTAAGAAGGTCAGCTAATGTTACTAAGCCAGCCGTATTGCAATTTAGTGCTACTAATATTGTTGCTAAGTCAACACCAGCAATTACTAAAAAAGCTGAATATACTTTTTGCTGTTGTGTCTTAGAAATATTTGTATTAGTTGCTATTAAGTCTATTTCGTCACTACTCAATCCAGTAGACAACAATGCTACAGATAATGAGGGTGTTATTGCGTTGTTCTTTTTAAGTGTTGCTAATAGATTAGAAGGGTAACCAAATGTCCATATAGTAGACAAGTCTAGTGCTTTACCTAAATTGATCAAATCACTACCAAATACACCTGTTGACAAACTTATACCAGTTACATCACTAGTAATCAAGTCATTCATGTTGCTATAGGTGCCATCCAAGAATGTCTGTGAATTATACATTGCTGTAATTGATTGATTAGAATATTCAATAAATGAACCAGCTTCAATAAATGACCCTACAAAGTCGTTATACATACCACTAAGTGCTAGTGTATTGTTATAGTTAAATTCATAATATGCTTGTAGTGGGAATAATCTCACGTATCCATAGCTAGCAGTTTCGCCTGTGTAAGCTATGTTGTAACTATTACTTTGAACATAGTTAGGAGGAATACTATTACCTAATGCAGGTATAGTTGAACTACCCATAGATACAAGATTGTTATAAGTAGTACCGGATAACTCACCTGCATGATATCTAACCCAACCTTCACGCATTGCGTTTGTTGCGTCATTTAATACTGTGTTTGATATTATTGTACCATATGTATAGTTATTAGCACTTGTGCTATAACCAACACGAGTTGATGTAGGTTTATTAATCCAAAAGCCTTTGCCTTGGAGTAAACCACTCATTACATTAACGCCTAACGGGCTTTGTTTTCCTGAATTACTCATTATGGTACAAAGATATCAGGGCTACCTTGAATGATACTATGACCACAAGTGTTACCTGACCCTATTCTTAATACAGGATCGCCCTCACAAAATACTGTGGGGCTTCCTTGTGTTGTAGTAGGTGCATCGTGCGGGGGATGTGGTGGTCCCCAAGGAGCATGAGGGGTGATGCCGCTTACATGTAATCCAACAGCAATGCCATTAGCGAATACCGTACCGGCGCCGCGAATGATTGTCCCGCCTGCTTGATTTGCGTCACCCTTCCTACTCAATGCTGCCATTTTATCCTACTAAGATTTTCTTATCTGGTACTTTGATACCAGTTGTTGCTTCAATATACTTCATCTTGACACTATCTTCTGTCTCTGCATACATTGCAATGCTATTAGTATTTAGCATAACTTTAGAACCGGGTTCTGCGGTAAACATACTTGGAATCATTTGCATTCCGTTCTGTGCAGGGGCGATTGATACTGGGTCACCAATCTCTATGAAACTTCCATCTATCGCCATTACCTTAGTGATAAGTTCTTCACCACTGTTCAATTTAAGTGTGTATATTTTGTTTATTTCAAAATTCATTATTTGCTTTCTGTTAATTTTTGTTTGAGTTCTGTAAACCCACCCACAAGTTCTCCGTCTAAGAAGATTTGTGGTACTGTACGGGCATTTGGAACTGCCTCTAATAATTCTTCTTTGGTGTATCCATCACCAATTTTCTTTTCTTCAAACACTATCCCTTTACTTGTTAGTAACGCTTTTGCTTGGTCACAATAAGGGCAGTGATACTTACTCCATACGATTGCTTTCATTTTTTCTCTCCTATTTTAATAACACACGGACTGTCAATACGATCCGATACTTCTTTAATTCTAACGCTCCAGTCAGCTAGTTGATAACTCAACCAATCTAAAAACTTTACACGCAGGCAACGATTCTTTTCTTCAATCTTTTCAAACTCTCGCAATAATCCAATGACTGCTTTACCACCTTCTGATAATTCTGTTTTCATAGTATTTCCTCTTATAAATCTGGCAGTTGATCGTAGTCAAGATTTTCACTCATTACACCTAAAACGTAATTAGTTGATTCATTCTCTTGTAGTGCAGTTTGCTTTTTGCTTGTATCACTATGCTTGTTGAACCATGGTATAGGAGTACTTTTAGGACTATTGCCCTGATACTTGATACCGATATCTTTCAATGCACCAACTGCTGTATAGTCTACAAAATCTTTGAGTACGTTAGCATTCAAACCAATAACAGGACCCATCTTGAATAGATAGTCTGCCCAGTCTTTTTCTTCACGGATTACATCTAGGTATAACTGATAGACTTCACCTTCGCATTCTTGTTTGATAGCTGCAAAACGAGAATCATCTTTTACTACTTGATTGATCAAGTAAGCTGTCCAACCTTTGTGTAATAGTTCGTCTTGTAATATCAAACTGATAATGTTACCATTACCAATAAAGATTTTGTTCTCAACCATTGCTAGACTTGTAGCGAATGATACCATGAATCTAAATGCTTCTAGTGCATAGCTAGCATGTAGAGCCATATAAATTGCTCTTATATGTTCAATTTCTTCTACTGGTTGACCCAACTCTTTAGCACAGTTGATTCTATGCAAATCATCATAGTACTTACCAACACTACTAGCCATGTCAACAATCTCTGTTGTATCGTGAATTGTGTTGAACACATCCTTTGGTACATTATAGATATTACGAATGATATGACTATAGCTCTTACTATGAATGTTTGTTTCAAAGAAGCCCCAATTGTACATTAGTGCTTCTACTTCAGGTAGACTACAAACAGGCGTAAACACTTGTGTTGGACCGCGTCCTTGTAGACTATCTAATGCAGTTTGACGCAATAGATTACTAGTAAAGATATGCTTGACAGCATCACTAGCTTCCTTGAAGTCATTAGAGTCTTTAGTTAAACTAATTTCTTCAGGTTGCCAGAAGAAGCCACGTGCAGTAGCTTCAAAGTCAGCAATCTTTTTGTATTTTACTTCCTCAAAACGTTGAATAGTTACAGGACCTGCTGGGTCTAGAAACATCTTACGGTTCAAATAGTCTGTCTTTGTGTTTAGGTTATATTGTTGTTTTGACATTATGCTGTTTCTTTTTGTTTACGTTTATTTTCTTCTCTTATTTTTGCGGCTACTCTCATTTTTTCCCTAGCTTCTTCAGACATTTTCTTTCCTTTTCTAGAAACTGCCATTTTTTCTTTAGTTTCATCAGACATTTGTTTCCCTGTCCAATATGTATTAGGTTTACGCTGTTTCAGTTTTGTCCTAGTTTCTTCACTAATAGGAGGACGTTTCTTTGCTGCGTCTGCCATTTTAATTTTAGTTTCTTCGCCGAATGCTCTTCCTTTCTGTGCGAGTGACATTCGTTGTTTAGTTTCTTCTGTACGTTTTTGACCGCATCTTTTCTTTGCGGCTTCTTTTTGAATTTTAGGATTTTTCCTATTAGGATTATTATCACCAGTCATTGATTCTGCGTATTGTCTACGTAGCCATCCGTATGCTTTATTATTTCTTTTACCGTTATTGATCATTGATCCAGTGGTCATGTTCATCGCAGCATATAATAATTTTTGATTCCCTGAATTTAATTTACATAGAATCAAATGAGCCAAATAATGTTCTTCTGGATACAACTTGACTAAATTATCTTTAGTATCCTCGCCGCCTAGACATTTAGGGATAATGTGATGTTTTTCACTGTATCCCAAAATTTCCCTATTACGGGCTCGTTGTATTAAATTATAGTAAATTTGTTGATAGTTCATTATAATTTACAGGATTCGCATCCATCCTCATCATCAAAGTTAATAGGTTCAAGTGGCATATCAGGTGGAATTTCATCATCTGATTTGCTACCAGCCTTATTAATAAGTGAATAATAAAAGGTCTTGATACCAAAGTAATGT